TATTGGTGCGCGCGTGGTTCGCGCTGTCTCGGCCGGCGGCGACCTGGTCAACCGGCGGCGGCCGGCGGCGACCTGGCGTGCTGCTTTGGGATCGACTGCAGACCCCCATACACCCCTTGCGACGACCACCCTTTAGGATCTCTTCCAAGGGCAGATTCTCTCTCGCGAGAAAAGTTCCCCACCTATAATGGAGGGATGCCGGGATACGTTATTGGGGTGGTGGTGATCGTTTTGTTGGCGGCGTTTGTAGGCGGGTGCTGGCGGGGTTGGAGGAGGGGGCCGGGGCCGGGGGGGGTGGGCACGGGGCGGCCGTGTGGGTGGTGAGGGGTGAGGGGCGAGGGGTGAGGGGCGTCTGTTCATGGTAGGCTGTCTCTAGCCGGTGCTCGCGTCCCGGCTTTGGTGCGCGCCGTGGCGCATACGGCGTGGGGAGGGAACTCTCCTGGGGCGAGGCTGCCGATCTCCGGCCCCGCCCCGGCGCCGTTAGCGGGGGGCGCGCGATTTCGACCCCCATAGCCCCGTTTCCCGCGTTTTCCCACCGCGGCCGATTCCTGGATTTTTATAAACACCCCCTTGACAGGCGTATAGCGTTAGTCGTAAGATTGGTATATGCCAAAGAAACAGATGGGCATGCGGTTAAGCGAAGGTGGCGTGCGTATTGCCGAAGTGTTGGCGAAAAAGCTCGGGGTTAGCCGGACGGCGGTGGTGGAGATGGCGCTCCGGCGGATGGCAGATCCGCAATCCGATAAGGAGTTCTTTTGGGGTCTAAAGCCGGGCAAGAAGGTGTCCCGTGGCTGAGATCAAGAGCGCCGCCGGATACTTACGCGTCTCGGGTCCCTCACAGCTTGGCGACACCGACGGGTTCCCTCGCCAGCGTGCCGCCATCGAACGCTATGCCACGGCACATGGGCTGCGGGTGGCGCGCTGGTTCGAGGAACGGGCCGTCTGCGGTGCCACGGAATGGGAGGCGCGGCCGGCGTGGGCCGAAATGCTCGCCGCCCTGAACGGAACGCGGACAGTGCTCATCGAGCGCCTCGACCGGCTAGCTCGCGATCTGATGGTGCAAGAGCATATCATCGCGGATCTCAAGCGGCGGGGGGTTACGCTGATCTCGGCGGCGGAGCCGGATCTATGCACTGACGATCCGAGCCGCAAGCTGATGCGCCAGATCATGGGCTCGATCGCCGAGTACGATCGGGCGATGATCGCACTAAAGCTGAACAGCGGGCGGGCGCGGGTGAAGGCGGCGACGGGGCGCTGCGGCGGGGTATATCCGTACGGGCGGCATCCGCGGCGGCCAGAGGAGGTGGAGCACTTGGAGCAGATCCTCCAATGGCACAAGGAGGGGTTAAACCTAGTGGCAATCACTGGGCTACTTGAAGATCGCGGTATCCCATCGCGGCTTGGCCGGCGGTGGGATCCGAAGACGGTAAGCCGGATTCTGAGGGCGAGTGGAGGGGCGAGATGAGCGGCGAGAACGGGAAGACTGTTCCGCCCGAACCCCCCTTCGAGCAGCAGGTGGATGCCGCGTTTCTGGCCGGCAAGTGGCTGGCGGGGTTCGTCTCCAAGGAACGCTGGGAACCGACTGAGTTCCTTCAGGCGCAACGGATGGCGCTCGCGGCCCTGGAGCAGATCCGCCGGGTGCTGTGGATAGTGAAAGCGAGCCATGACGAGATCGTGGCGGGGCTGAAGGCAGGGTACGACCGGGAGGCCGGGGCGCTGTGCGAGCGGCATGCGCGGGTGGTGGAGGAGTGGGGCGGGCGCGTGGATACGGCTGGGCTGGCAGCGAAGATCAGGGAGGCGCGGTGAGGCAAATGCGCGTTACGGGGGACGAGTTAGGGGTCTTCTTCCTGTCCGAGAACCCAGGCTGTATGGGTTCCTATGACCCAGACGGTAGTGACATGGGACGTGGCTCAGCGCCATCCGCGTCTAGGTTCACAACCGTTCAAGAACTAGTGGACTACATACGGCTTGTCGATAGTCGGGATGCCGACGCTCGATGGTTGCGGTGGGCTCGCGGGATAGCATCGCGGGTTTGGAAGCGCCGTTGCCCGGCACGCGGAAGGTTTGAGGCTGAGATTAAGAGGGAAGAAACGACCGTATGCTGAGCATGCAGGCCGAGCGGCACGTAGATGGGCAGTACACGCTGCTAGTGAACGGGACGGATGACGCTGATGTCTTCCCGCTTGCGACGCTGGGGTATCGAGTGTTCTCCACGCTCCAGGAGTTGGTAGACTATGTGCGCCACTCTGAGCAGATGGAGACCAACCTGGAAGCGCTCGACTGGGCCGAGACGCTGGCTCCGACAATCTGGCAGCGTCGCAATCGCGCCTGGTGGAGACTGGAGATGGTGATTAAGAGACGGAGGAAGGAGTTGTTTGGGCATGTCTAGCAATAGCCTTTGGGTTCAGGCAGAGCGCCTACGTAAGTATTTCCCGATTTGGGACGGGGAAGTGCCGGTATTGAAGTTCGTAGAACTGGAGCGCCACCGATGGCCTTATCGGTTTGTCTTCGTGAAGTCAAGGAAGACTGAGTCGGTGGACTTCGGCTCATTGGGGCTGAGTAGGGAATGCGATGCGCGGTGGGGCGAGTTCCGGGACGAAGCTGGGAACGTCATCAGGGTAGGAATCAATCACGACCTTCAATGGGCGGACATCCGTAAGTTCGCCTACGATATGCTGGCGTGCTTTCCGGAGTATGAGGGGGTCTATGTGCATCTTCCAGAAGTCTTTGGTACGACTATTTACTGGAGAGATGGGAAAGATGAGTAGCAGGAAGGAGTTGTTTGGGCATGTCTGAGCAGCGAGGGGAGACGTCTGAGTTTGAATTCGATCAGGAGGAGAACGTATGAAACTTCAATGCTGCTTATGGGCGGCGGACTGTTGCTGTTAGGGACGAGTAGGTGGCTTAGAGGCCGGTAAGTGGCGAAGGGAGTAAGGAGGAGGCTTATGCCTGACGAAAAACGAGAGACGATGGCGCTGAAACTCCACATGCACCCCCATCCGGACAGCCCCGCCGGCGAGCACTGGGTACGGGTTGGCAATCGGGTGCTACCTAACCTCTACTCCGCTGTCCTATTGCCGTTCCGTACCGCGGACGGCAAGCTCGCCACCAAGCAGCAGATCTGCGCCGCTTGGGCATGGGTGAAGACTGGGCAAGGGGACCATCTCGGCCTGACGCTGTCGGCGGACGATTGGGAGGGGCTGAAGGATGGGTGACATCACCAGCCGCCCGTATCGCCCCTCTGGCGATTGGTGTTGCGAGGCGTGTGTGTTCGGGCGCGGGGAGCATGCTGAGTGGTGCTCTCGTCGCCGAGTGCAGAAGTTCATCGAGGACCAACTGGAAATTGGGGTTCGCGCTTTCGCCAATGAGATTTTCAGGCGACAGCGTCTTGAGCTTGAAACCCACAATGCGCCAAGGGAGACGTTTGGCGTATCCTCGTCTTAGAGGGTGAGCAATGCCAGCAGTCAGCCAACGCCAGCGGCGGTTCTTCGGGATGTTGGAACATACCCCTGGGATGGCCGAAGAGAAGGGGATTGACATGAGTCATCAGCAAATGCACGACTTCGCTGCAACCAAAGATGCCGGCCTTCCCGAGCGCAAAGCCGACGGTGCCGTCCCCCACGAGCTTCCCGCCGGCTCGCTGATGGCCAAACACCGGTACTACCGCGACACTGAGCCTCCGAAGGCCATGCCGCAGCGTTTTGCCGACGAAATGCGCCCTGCGACGTCGATGAAGCACTTTGAGGATGGGCGCAAGGCGAAGGGTGGTGGCGGACCACTGGCGTGGGCTGCGTTTGGCCGGATGCCCAGCGCCAAAATGCCCTCTATGCCCCGCCAGCCAAACCCCGGAATCACTAATGACCTCGGCGGCGGCCCAATGGTGCAGGCCAATCGGCCCCGGCCCTTCTATAAAGCGTTCACGATGGCCCGATGAGCGGTGACGTAGCCTTAGCCACCCCCGAAACCCCGCCATCTGCCGCCCCACCTGCTCCGGCGTGGCTAAAACGGTTAATCCCGACCTTCACGGACGATTTCCAGGTGAAAATCCTTGACGCCAAGGGGCACATTCATTGGCAATCGAACGCTGGACCGCAGACTTGGGCGCTTTTCTCGCCTTACGATGAACAAGCGTGGGGTGGTCGCCGTGGAGGCGGGAAAACGGCGGCCCTGATCGCCTGGATGACCATGGGCGACTGGTCACTGCCCGCCGATGACCCCGCGCGTCTCTCGTTTCTCAACGACTCCTCCTACCGCGGGCTGCTTCTGCGCGAATCGTACCAGGATATGGCGGAATTCGTCGAAGAAGCAAAGGCGTTTTACAAGGTTTTCGGCGGCAAGGCGACCGACGATCCCACGCATATCGACTTCAAGTCCGGGGCGCGGATTTACTTCAACCATTTGCAGTCAGAGGACGCTTTCAACAAATACAAGGGCTGGAATATCACCCGGATTGGCATCGAGGAACTGACGCAGATCAAAACACAACGTCAATACTTGCGGCTTCAGGGTTCGTTGCGGTCAACTGAGCGGGTGCGTGGCGGGAAGACGTTTCCGCCTCTGCGCACTCTAATCGTTGGCACCACGAATCCTGACGGACCCGGAGCTTCCTGGGTAAAGGCGCGTTTCGTTTCGGTGCTTGACAATTATGGCAAGCGGATTCCTCCCAATACGCCCATTCTTGACCCGATTAGTGGTCTGAAGTCGATTTTCATCCCGTTTCCGATCGACGCCAACCCGTATTATGCCGAGAACACGACTGCCGGACGGAGTTACCGGGCGCGGCTCATGGCTCAAGACGAAGTGACCCGCCGTCAGTGGGTAGAGGGCGACTGGGATGTGGGTAGCGGCCAGTTCTTTGATTCGTACAGACCAGATGGTCCGATTGGCGAAGAAGAAAAGCGGTTATACCCTTGGGCGCGGCATCTGGTGGATCCCGTGCCCTTGCGCCCGTGGTGGTATCGCTGGGGAAGCGGTGACTGGGGCTATGACCACCCGGCAGCGTACCATAAGGCTGTTCGTAACGAGGCTGACGGGCGAATCCACGTCTATGACGAGCTTCAGGTGCGCAACATCGGCTCTTTCGAGCAGGGAGCGATGCTGGCCCGTTGGTGGCATGCGGATCTATTGGCGCTCCAAGAGGCGGGGCGGGAACCGGTGGTTGTCGTCTACATGGGCGCGGACGTGTTTGACAAAGGCGACGCCGTGCGCACTAAAGCCGAGTCCCTTGCCGCTGGGATTCGGGAGGTGCTTGGGCCATATGGGGCGCTGTTGCTCAAGTATAACGAGGATGAGCAGGCCGCAATGTTGCGAGACAAGCAACGGGCTCAGGCAATGTTCGAGCGGCGCAAGAAGGAAGTTCAGGGTCATATCGCCATCGCTGTGAAGCCGGTTTACTTCAAACGAACAGACGCGTGGGATTACGTGCGCGACCTGCTGCGGTTTCGGCCGGCGATGCTCGCGTTCTCGAACCGGGAGGAGAGAGAGCGGTACCTGCGCGAGGTGCTGGCGACCGAGGGACGGGAATCATATGAGCGGATTGCCACCGAGTTGGCGCGCGTAAAGCCCGAAGTGCTGCCGAAACTCGTGCTCTGGGACTGCTGCCGGGAAGCTGATCGCGGGTTGCGGGTGGCGCAACGGGATTTGCGTAACGAGGGCGATCCGTCAAAAGAGTCCCGCTCCGAGGATGTTCTAAAGTTCAATGCGGTAGATGGGGTGGGTGGCGACGATGCGCTGGAGTCGCTACGAAACTGTGCAATTGCATACAAAGAGATCCAGGCGCAAGTGCCGCTTTCGTACTTCGTCTCTGATCGCGTCCAGGAAGCGGTAGATGCGAGTCTGCGCGATACGGGGCAGGCGCTCGATGACCCGACGCGGCTGGCGATGATCTCGCGGCGACAGATTGCAAACTATAAGACGATTCATGCTCCGGCCAAGGCGCAGCTCTATCTGCCGCGGGCCTCGTCGCAGAGGCATCGGCGCAACCCGTGAGCCAATCGCCATCGTAACCCGTAGTAGACTGGGGACGAGGTGCCCATGCCCCCTGCCCTGCCCTTCGCGAAGAAATCCAAACTCCCCACCCCCGATCTTGGCGCTCCCAGCGACTTGGGCGCTCCTCCGCCGGGAGGGCCCGGCGGTCCTCCTTCTCCTCCCGATAACCAGGTTCCTCCCGGCGCCTCCGACGGCAGCGAAGGGATTACGCTTCAGGATATGGGTTTTCGTGATGGAAGCGAGACGTGCTCCCGTTGCCAGTACTACGATCCCCAAGGCAACGCCTGTCAGAAGGCGACTGCGGGCGATACGAGCATTGGCGACAACCCCGATGGCGCGGGGTGTCATGCGTTCAAGAGCGGAGAGGATGGCCAGCCAACGGGAGACGCGCAAATGCCCGGAAGCCAGTCGGGCAGTGCTGGTGGTGCTCCTCCCATGTGCGAAGGCGGCTACGGAGGTCGCCGGTGAGGGGATGGTTGGCGCGGGCGCTGTGCCGCGATCTGCTTGCCGAGGTGGAGACCCTGCGCGCCGCCAACCGCCAGCTTCTTACCGACAACGCTCGGCTGGAGGATCGGGTGGAGGCGGCCAGTGAAGACCGGAATCGCCTATGGGCTGCCATGCAGGGAGCGCTCGATGGGGAGCGGACAGCGCTTCATACCCAGATCAACCATCTTGTCCAGCGCTCGGGCGGCGGGATCCCATACCCCGAGGCGCATACGCTTCCAGCGGCCACCGTGCCCCGCGAACAGAGCACCGCGCCAATCTCGCGGGCGATGATGCCGGGCGAGGCGGTCGCGCGGCAGACAGCGAAGTTTGTTGAGGAGTACGTGGCTAACCGGCCTAGGGGGTAGAACATGCAGATCGTCGGTCCAGCCCCCGAGGCCCTCTCGAACGAGCAGATTATCAAACGATACGACTCGGCCATTACCGAAGTAATCAAGGCCGGAACCGATCCGCAGTTCGACTACGAGCGCACGATTCTGCTCAACAGCGCCCGGTTGGCGTGGATGTTCGTCAAGGGCCAGCACTTCAACGTGCCAGGCCAGGTGACGACCCCGTTTGGCGAGATCATTGACTATCAGCCCTTCGACATCACCAACGGCTCCGATGAGACTGGGCCGGATGTGCGCTTGTGCCCCCCAATCAACGTTCTGGGCGGTGATCTGTTTAAGTTCATGTCCATCATGGGGGCCACCGCTCCCCGCGTGCGCGCCGTTGCCGACGATCAGATGGACCCGGACTCGCTGGACACGGCGCACAATGCCGATGTGCAGATTCGGGACATCTGGGCCAAGAACAAGATCGATAAGAAGTGGAAGGCGCTGGCATTTCACCAGTACACAACGGGGCCGTGCTATCTGCGCGGGGTATGGAATACGGACGCCCGCAAGTACGGGCAGACCACTGAGCCGCAGATCGAGGTGAGTGCGGGTCCCGACGGCTCCCCTGTGCCGCAAGTGGTGGGTCAGCAGACATACTCCAACGGCGACGCCGAACTGCGCACGTACTCGGTGCTCGAAGTGGCGCATGACTACGACGCCAAGGAGCTGGAGGAGTGCGGGTTCTTCAAACTCGAACTGATGCGGTCGAAGTGGGACATTATCGCCGAGTATCCAGGCAAGGGTGAAGACGAAAACGGTAATCCGTTGCCGGGTCCGTTCGACCAGTATCGGCTGAACGATATACCGGATGATGAAAGGACGGCCAGTTCGATAACTGCCGCTGAGGCCGTGGACGCCGTCGCCGTTCCCTCGGGCACCGGCCGTACCCAGCGTCCTGGCTATTGGCGTTGGACCGAGCGCTGGCTGAGTCCGCGGCTGTTTGAGGCGATTACCGATCCCGAGGCGCGTAAGGTGTTCAAGGAGCACTTCTCACGTGGGCTGTATGTCGCCAAAGCGGGATCGAAAACGGCGGAGATTGACGAGCGATTTGTCACCGACGAATGGGCCGTGTGCCGCGTAGGCCACGGCGAGAAGATCCTGGAACGCCCGATCGCCGCCGATGGATTGCCTATCCAGCGGGCGCTGAATGATTTGTTTGGGATGGCGATTGAAACCGTGTTGCGAGCCATCACCAAGACCATCGTCGATTCTCAGCTTATCGACCGCGAGTCCTGGAATCAAAACGAAGCGGTGCCGGCCGAGATCCTGCTGACCGCGATGCCGGTAGACGGCGATCTGACGAAGCGGATTTTCCAGATACCGCCCACGAGGCTCTCCGATCAGACGGTGCCGCTGTGGCAGATGGCGCGTACCATCATGCAGGACATCACGGGGATCCGGCCGGAGTTGACGGGAGGCGGTCAGCCAACTCAGACTTATCGCGAGGCCAAGCAGCGCAAAGACCAGGCGATGTTGCAACTGGCCCCGCAGGCCGATGAGATGCGCTTCGCCGCTGCCGCCATCGCCGAGATCTTGGTGAAGCTGCGGGCGAAGTTTGGTAGCGGCACCGTGAAAGCGCAGCGGCAAGGCGCGTATGGAATCGAGACCGACGTCGCCGACATCGCAGCGCTCAAAGAAACCGGGTGGCATGCGGAGTCGGATGACAACTTCCCGATGACGCTTTCCGACCGGCGGGATGCGCTGTTCTCCATGCTCAAAGAGTTCCCGCCCGAGGTGCAAGCGGCACTCTCGCTCCTCGACCCCATCAACATCGGCGAGGTGATGGAGCTGGTCCAAGTGCCCGGCTTCGAGTCCGCCGTGGCCGACCAGAAGAACAAGACCCTGAACGACATTAAGCGGCTATTGCAGGAGCAGCCCATGCCCGGCGTGCCTGGACCGGGAGGCTTGCCCGGCCCACCTCAGCCCTCTATCCCGCCCGATTCGTTCAACAACCATGCGCTTGTGTCGAACTTCCTCTCCAAGTGGCTCATCTCGCAGACCGGGCAGGAGGCGGCGTTGTCCAACCCCGCCGGGTTTGCGAACGTCAAGGCGTACTACACCGCCGAGATGGCGCTGGCCAATCCTCCGCTCCCACCGCCGCCGCCGCCGGTGAAGGCGAGTCTGAGCGTTGCCGCCAAGCTGGAGGATATGCCTCAGCTTACTAACGAGATACTGGTAGGGGCGGGATTGGCGCCAGCGGGACCGCCTCCCGCCGCCCCGCTGCCTGCGCCCGCGCCACCAGGGCTGGCCGCGCCTCATCCCGTGGGACCGGGACCGATGCCTCCGCCGATGCCCGTACCCGGTCCGCCGCCGGGGCCGCCTCCCGGTCCGCCGCCAACACCGCCGCAGTCGCCCTTGAACACGCCCACCATCCAGGG